GAGCCGGTAAAATACATTCAGAAAGCTGTCGTGCCTGTACTCACGCAGAGGTACAAGGAGCTGGCACACTCGCTCACCATCCTCAACGATGATGAGTGGGATGCTATTCGCGCGACTAAACCCAAGAACATGATCTATTTCCAGCCCGGAGGACAGGACGACATGCTGTCTTCTACTGCCGACATCTCTATCACGGGCGGCTCGCGTGGAGGAGGTAAGACGTACATACTGCTCATGCAGGCTCTCTACGACATCACCGACCCTAACTTCCGAGCCATCATCTTCCGTAAAGACCTCGACGACCTCTCTGACATCATCGACACCTCGCAGGAGCTATACAACGACTATGGCATATACAACCGTGCCAAGAACGATATGACATGGAACTTCAACAGCGGGGGATGGCTCACCTTCTCTTACCACAACATGGAGCCTGCGGCCTTCCACGACCGATACCAGGGTAAGCAGTACCCCTATATCGGCATCGACGAGGTGACACAGATGTCTTACCAGAAGTTCAAGGTGCTCACCATGTCTAACCGTAACGCCTACGGCATACGCAACCGCATCATAGGCTCCTGTAACCCAGACCCCGACTCGTGGGTGGCTAGGTTCATAGAGTGGTGGATTGACCAGGAAACGGGACTGCCCATCCCAGAACGCGCAGGGAAGGTGCGCTACTGCACCATGACGGGCAACGATGTGGCTGACGTGGTATGGGGAGATTCCCGTGAGGAGGTGTGCGAGAAGTGTAAACCCGACATAATGGCTTCATGGCGCGACGAATACAATGAGTTCGGAGCACCGCAAGACCTCTTCATCAAGTCAGTGGCGTTCGTGCCGGCAAAGCTCACCGACAACAAGGCTCTGCTCAACTCCGACCCGGCTTACCTCGCCAACCTATACAACCAGGACGACGAGACGAAGGCTCGCTTCCTCGACGGTAACTGGAAATACAAGGCCGCAGGGAACGACCTCATCAAGATTGAGCACATGGAACGATTCTACGATAATGCCGAACAGACGGGCGACGGAGTGAGGCGGGTCACTTGCGACGCGGCGTTTGATGGCGGAGACCAGTGCGTGTTCTACCTCTGGGTGGGAAACCACATGGCGGATATTGAGGTGTGCTCAAAGGATGCCAAGAAAACGGTCGACTTCGCAAAGGCTCTGCTGGAGAGGTGGCGAGTGAGGGAGGAAAACTTCGCATACGACCTCATTGGCGTAGGGCAGGTGTTCAAGGGATTCTTCCCGAAGGCCATACCGTTCAACGCAAAGGAGGCCGTGCAGGAGAAATTCAAGGGTATGTTCTACAACCTCAAGGCACAGTCCTTCCAATACTTCGCCGACCACATTAAGGACGGCACTTACTCCATCGCTGACGAACTGCTCATGCGAAGGTTCAGCGGGAAAGGATATAAGAACAAGCTCTTCCGCGAGATTCTTAACGAGGAACGCAGGTGCATACGATTCCGAGAAGACGACCCTACGCGCGTCGTCGACAAGGTGAAGGTGATGAAACGCATCATACACCGCTCGCCTGACTTCATCGAGGGAGCGGCCATCAGAGAGGTGTTCAACATCAAGAGCCTACACCACAAACCAAAGAACTTGGGACTGCTGGCGGGCTCCAACAACAGACGACAATATAATATGTTTAACTTCGGAGGCAGGAGATGGTAGTGAGGAAAAACTTTACACCTTCAACTCCTTACTCCTTAACTCCCTAGAATATGGCAGTAAGAGATTTATTAACCAAAAAGCCCTTCTACAGAATACAGAACAGCGGACTGTTCACCAGAACGCAGACTCCTGTGAAGGCCATCAGATACACGGAGAAAGATACCGTGGGCATGATGATGACACAGACGGACTTCATCGAGGAATACAACCCGTCAGGACACAAAATCACCAATGAGCTGTTCTTCCCGGAGTGCTACAACTACGGAGAGGTCATCATGGAGAATGGAGAGAAACGAGAGACAATGTACCGCGAAGAGACATTCCGAGTCACGGTGCCGCTGCAAAGGGTCGTGGCCACACAACACCTCGTCCACCTCTACGGCAACGACACACACCATGAGCTCACTGACAGCAAGGTCGACGACAAGCTCAACGATGAGTTCTTCTCATTCCAGACGGGATGGCTGTCAAAGAATATCGACATAGCACTCTACGAGGCTGGCAAGTCGGAGGAGATCACAGGCGACAAGGCTATCGTCTTCTTCATGTACAAGGGGAAGATGTACACCAAGGTTCTGTCCTTCCTCAACGGCGATACGCTATACCCGCACTACGACATGGTTACGGGCAAGATAAACGTCTTCGCGCGGAAGTTCGATTCCTACGACGAGAACAACCGCAAGACGGTTTCTTATGTCGAAGTGTGGGATGATACCTACCTCGCTCGCTATAAACAGACGAACATCGGGCTCAAAGGGGCGGTCAACAGGGTAAAAGACTACCTCGGCATCGACGGATATGAACTGGTCTACCGGCAGCAGCATGGATTCTCCAGATGTCCCGTGGCATATAAGCGAAGCGCAAGCAACGGACCGGGATGGAACGATGTGCAGTACCTAGCCGACGAGATTGAGGTGGCTCTCTCCTACTGGGCAAAGGCGTGCGCGTCTACGGCAAACGATGCGTATCTGCTGCAGGGCGACGACATTGAGATTAAGGGCGACCCATACGGAAGGGTACGCGCTTTCACTGCAGGCAAGGAGGATAAGGTGTCGCTCTTGGAGAAGAAATCGGGGGGCGAGTTCTATCAGGCTTACGTCGAGCGTCTCTTCAAGGAGTTCTTCCGAGGATCGTTCACCGTAGAACCGCCGGAGCTCAAATCGGGCGACACTCCCGCTGCCGCCATCAAGCTCATCTACTCGCCTAACCTCGACCTCGCCATCCTGCAGGCTAAGGAGGAACAGACGTTCATCAACGAGGTGAGGGAACTCTTCTGCGAGGCTTACGGCATGGAACAGGGACGCATCACGGAGTATATGCGGCTCAATGACCATATCATATCCTACATCATCCCCTTCGTCCACGAGAATGTCAGCGAGACAGTTAACAACCTCGTCGCGCTCAAAAACGCAGGGCTCATGTCTACCGAGACGGGCGCAGAGCACAATCCCTACACCACCAACGCAGAGCCCGACCGCATCTTCATGGAACAGAAGCAACAGCAGGCGGCTGACCGCCTCTACCAGTTGCGCACATCATCGTCTGCAGCTGCACAATAGAGACACGGCCTATTGCTATACCACAACAATCACACAAAAAAAGGAGGGTTATCAGCCCTCCTTCTTTGTCCTGTCGTATTTCCTGATGCGGCTCCAACCGTCATCCGAGCATACGCCCTTGCCCCGGTCGTAATAGGTCACCTGCACCCGTGAGCCGTTCTTCGCCTGAACGTCTATGTTACAAAAGTGTCTCACATACACCGTTACAGCCTTGAAACCGTCAATAATCAGCGTGCCGCCGCAATTACCGAGGAACACGTAATAACCGCTCTCGCCACCGTCTATATGGATATTCTCATCAAGGTAGATATGGTGGCGGTGCAGGTCTTCCTTCTTGAAATACTTTCTGATAAACTCCAAAGGCGGGTAGTCGTTCTCCACGGCGAAGTCAAAGCCTTTCACATACTTCTCCAGCAGCGTGTCTACATCACACCCGTCTTGCCAGTCTTTATACCACTCGTCGCAAAGCGGCTTCACTTGCGTCCGCGCCATCTCACGCAGCGCAATACTCAGTTCTCTGTCTGTCATATCTATATCTTTTTAAGTGTTACTCCTATGCCCCTGTGTCCGACGCTTCTCCGTCGGAATCCCCAGCTCTCCTTCTCGTTTCCCATGCATTCCGTGCTATGTCATCTACAACTGACAAGTGGACGGCAGTATGCTGTATATAGGTCTTAATTCAATACCATCTACAACTCTATGTTCTCCGTAAACTGCGGTATTGCCGCAGTCATTTAATCCAATAAATATTATCCTTCTTTTTTAAGATACGGAAACGTCTTTTGGCTGGCTTCTCTGTCTTCTTAACAACCTTTGGCTTAGTGTTATTCTTCGTAGCCTTAACCTTTTTAGGATGAGAGAACTTTTTCAATAAAGTTGGCCAAAATTTGCTTTTTGTGACGTATTTGGCAAAGATGCGAATTGTCCTTATGCCTATGCCAGAAAAATCTTTATCTCGCAGCCTATCCTCGTCAGCCCTTTCTTTGTGACACTTACCATCAATCTCAATCGCCAATTTAAGTTCTGGAATATAGAAGTCAAGAAAATAACTACGTCCATTAATGCGGAAGAAAGGTTGCTCGTATATCATCTTGCCACAAGACATCAAAAACTCCCTCGCTCTCAATTCGGCGACGCTACGGCTCACCAACAGCTTCTCCGTAGTATTCTCAATCCATTCGCGGAATGAGTCTGGAAGTTCTGTGTACTTCCTTACCGAAACCTTGCTTGAAGTGAAGTCCTCTAATGAGGTGTAGACGATTTTGCCACCTTTTTGCATATATATTTAATATATTATTATTAACTTAAACTACATATCGGACAATGGAGAGAGGTGGATAAGAGTCCCTTTAAGGCAAAGTGCCAGCCTTTCGGCCAACCAATGCCCGCAGGGTTCTCACACATCGGCATAAAGGAGCCTGAGTATGGGAGCGCAACCGCTATCAGCGCAACTCTTCTGCGATTTCGATGGATAGCATCGGTACAAGTCTCGCATGCAACTTCCCGTCTATGTACTCCCTGTGCTTTCGCACCCCGCTCTATGCAGCCCTGTTCGACGGGTTTAAGACCAGCATCCAGAATGTCTCCCTGTATAAAGACTGGAATCGGATGACGCCTAAAAATGGCGAAACCCTGCAAAAGGTAGCGGACTTTCACAGGGTTTCTATAAATGAACTCAAAAGAGTGCCAATTTCTATCTCTGCTCGCCGCTACACGATTGCACTTGCAAAGGTATTAAATATTCTCCTATTCTCCAAATGTTTCAGCTTATATTTTCACCTATTAACTTTAATTTATCATTCTGAGGATATTTTCACACCTACGCCCTGCTGAAAACCGCCTAGCAGCTGTTTCATATCCACCACACCGCCATCATCGGCATGTCGCTCCAGCCAGTCGTCGCCGGCCTTGCGGACACTCTCGCTGTCGGCAGGGGTGTCGTCATACTCGCCCTTCTTCTTCTTTTTCTTCTTGTCGCCGTAGTGGTAGTCCACAACGCTCACGTCGGCAGCAAGCAGCTCCAGCTGCGCGTTCGTCAGCACCCAGTTCACGTAATACATCATTCCGCTGACGGGGAGGCCGAGGATTGTGAGGGGGCCGGTGTCGATGCCGTGCTTCTGCGCGATTTCCCATCGCTGCCCCCACGAAGTTCTTGAAGGGTACGCCTTGCTTCCTCCTTGGTCATCTGCTTTCTCGTCGTGCTCAACGCGGTCAGTAATATTGTAGCGTTTAAGTAGGCCGGTGCTTCCTCCGATGCCGTTTTTTTTTGAGCCACCTCAAACAGAGGGGTCAGCTCACGGGCATTGTACTGACGCACATAGTAATACCAACGCCACGTCAACCAGTAAAGCAGGTGGCACTTCCAAAAACCGTTCAGCCGTATCAACGCAGCGGCCTTGCACAGTATCTTAGCATCGTCACCGTCCTTCACCATCAGCGCACTCCCCCAGTCGCCTACCGCAGGATGGAGCCAACGAACGGCCATCTTCCTGCCGCGAACCTCTACAATATCTTTCTCATTCTCTACTACCGACACCAACGCCTGCTCATCATCATGCGTGGCCTCCTCTATACGCTTTGTCTTTCTTGCCATATTTATATATTAATAATGTCTTTACTCATACTCTATCCACATAGCTATACACCACCATGCAGCAGCAGTTCAGATGATACTGCGGCCTGTTATCCTCGTCACCGATAGGATAGAAGATGCCGGTATGCGAGTCGCACTCGTCACAGGGATAGCTGCTGCCCCTCACCACATAATAGCCCCTCGCGCCTCTCGACAGGGCATCCTCATAGGCCCACCACATCCATGCGTCGGCAATGGCAAAGCCCGTGATCGTCTTCAAGGCTCCCAGCGACGCTATCTCTATACCACTGCCGAAGTGGGGACTATCAAAAGCCTTCACGTCACCGGCAACCTCGCCGCGGCGTATCTTCTCACGCACCGTTTCCAGCACAGGGTTCGTCCACGGCTTTTCCAGGTATTCCTTGATGACGGGCAGCAGAGAGCGGGTATTCATGCCCAGCAGCCGCCCTGCAGCATACACGGCGGCTATCTCATTGAAGTAGGTATGGCAGCGTTCCCCTACCCTGCCCTCCAGTGTCTTACCGTGACGCTCACCGTTCATATACAGCAGGATGGCATCGCGGCGGTCGTGCTCGTCAACGGCCAGCGTCTCGCAGTCGTCAAGCAATGCGGACACAAGGTCGGCAATGATGCTCTCTATCTCGTCGTCTGAAGCACCACGCTCCAACGCGCTCAGCAGGTAGCCTGCCCACAGCGTCAGCAACGACTCCACGTCTGCGGCCATCGAACGCTCATTGCGCAGCCGGTCACGAAGATATGCCTTCGCCTCCTCCAGCTCTTGCTCGCTATATCTCTCCTCCATAGCCATCATCCTCCTGACTGCGGTTCTGTATGAGGCTGTAGCGCAGCCTCCTTCCTATCCAGCTCCTCCAGCTCTTCCTCGGTCTCGCGCAGCCGCACAACCTCGGCCAGTGCCTCCTCGTCTTCCTTCTCTGTAGGTTTCTGTTCCACGGAAACCTCATACGCCGTCTCTTCATTCACCAGCTGCGTAAAGCCGTTCATGAATGGCGTGCTCTGGCGCGTGGCGATGCTCACCATGTCGTGAGGATAGTTCGTGCAGGCGAAAAACATCGTCAGCAACGCCTCTATATAGTCATAGGTCTTCGCGTCTCGCAGGAAGCACGACAGCACAGAGTACATATAGCTGTCATAGCCCCACGACAGCTGCCAGCTGCCACTCACGGAACGCACACGCAGCAACGCTCCGTCATCCTCGTAACCCAGCAGGTAGTTGCCTATCTGCGTCCAGTCTCTTTCTTTCTCGTTCATATCTTCTTCTTTTTGGTCGTTTCTTGCTCTGGTATCTCATCACGGCTGTTCAGACAACCCCTGCCGCCCAGCGAGTAGGCTCCACGCGCAGGCACTACACCGCGCACGTCATAGCCGTCGCGCTTAGCCATCTTGATCACGTCCTTGTCGTCCATCCAGTCGGGAACGACGATGATGCCCTCATCCAACTGCGGATGCTCATTGTCGTACTGACGGTACGGCCAACCGCGGTTCTTCATGCGGAGGTTAAACAGCGTGCGCTTGTATTTCGCATCGGCCTGAAGACGGCGCAGCAGCTTGCGCTCCTCGTCAGTGGCCACGTCGTGCAGCCGACGGAACACCTCGAAGCAGCCTTTCACCTCATAGGCGTTGTTCCTGC